GTCTGACCTGGATGATGAAGAACTTGTTGAGGCTTGCACAGATGGCATTAACGAGTGGCTTGATGAAGAAGTTGTATCGTTTGAAGCAGATACGGATGAAGATTTACCTGAAGGATTCATCGAAATTGAAGAAGAGTAAACCCAGGTTTGCAGTACCAGTGAAAAAAATTTGAGAAACCAGGTATAATCCATTTTGGCAGGGTCATTCTGACCTCGCAGATAAAACAAAGAAGGCAACTTTAAATGCAGAATACAGACGATGTCCAGGTTGTGGACAATAACACAACAGAAGCAAAAGAGGGTAACCTAGAACTTTCCGATTTGGCCGGTTTTTTAAACCAGGGCAATGAAGAAGTAGTCCAAGACCAGGTTGCTGAAACCACTGAACAATCAGAGGAATCAGTAGAGGCCGAGGTTGAAGACAATGTTCTTTCTCAGTCAGAAGAAGAATCAGAAGAGATCGAAGAAGAGTCAGATGAATCTGACGAATCTGAGATTGATGATGCTGAAGACCAAAACCTATCCAAAAAAGACAGGAAATTCTTGAGACAGATATCGCGTTTGACTGCCAGGAGCAAGACGGCAGAAGAACAGGTAGCACAACTTCAGGCCCAGGTAAATTCCATGCAAATGGAAACCAAGGTGAAAGAGAATCCAGGCATTGAAGAAATTACCACGATAGAAGAATTAGAGAAACTTCGTGAAGAGGCCTTAAATGCCAAGAAATGGGCAAGGGCCAATGAAGACGAAGATTATGTCACGGATGGCGACAAGGAATTTAGTAGAAAAGAAATAAAACAAATCAGGGACAAGGCAGAAGAGCACCTGGAAGAATTAATTCCTGAACGGATGAAATTCATTCAGATGAAAACAAACTCTGAGCAACTGGCCCTAAAAGATTTTCCTTTTATTTCCGATCAAGAAACTGAATCTTTTAAACTCTTACAAACCATGATTGCAGACAAGCAATTCAAGCCACTGGATAAACTACCAAACGGCCTGTATCTTAGAGCACTTATGGTTGAGGGTGTAAACTCATTAAAAGCCAGGCAAAATCCTAAAAACATAAAACCAAAGAAGGTAATTCCAAAGCCACCTTCCATGCCAGGTAACGATGATGTTTCGCCATCAGTAAGAAATAAAAACTCTGACCAGGACAGAAGAAAAAAAATTCTAGGTGACTCGAACATTACTAGAGATCAATTAACCGCATTTTTAACTTCTTAAAACTTATTTTATTATGGCATTAGCAACTTCTTATTCACTAGGTGATCGCCCCTCCGAACGAGGTGCAAGAGAATCACTTGACAATGTTATTCGCAGGGTGGCCGTAGAGGATACCCCTATGTTCAGTCTTCTCCCAAGAGGGCCAAAAGCCCAGGCAATGATGGAGGAGTGGATTTGTGACGATTTAGATAACCCTCGTTTTCCAGGAGTCGTGGACGGAAAAGCCCTGGCATTCTCAGGTGGCTTTGAAGACAAAACCACAAGTCGTGCTCGTCTTGAAAATCGTGTTCAGCAACTTGAACGGACATATGCAGTATCTCCACAAGCACAAGCAGTTAACACTGCAGGTGGCGATCTCTTGGCCGTTTCAAAAAGCAAATCTTTAGTCGAACTCAAAAGAGATATCGAAGCATTGATTTGTTCTGACACTGATCAATCAACTGGCACTTCAGGGGCAGGCGACAGGTTAAGTGGACTTGGCGTATGGACAAACCCTGCAAACACTAGTCGTTTCCCTGACGCAACGCACCAGGCATATCGTGCTCGCAGTGGTTCTCGTTTCAACTTGACCGGTGCAGGTGGGGCAGGCATGACAGAAGCAAACTTTCGTGACTTACTTCAAGCAATATATGAAGGTCATGGTTCTGCTAGTTCATATCGTCTCGTAGCAGGCCCAAGTGTCATTAACCAGGTGTCAGGATTTACCAGGGTTGAAGTGAGCAATCACGCCACCTATCAGTTGACGCAAAATGTGGGTGACGGAACACTTAAACTTTCAGTCCAGGAATACATTTCTGACTGGGGTCGTGTGTATCTCGTACCATCCTTGCTCAATGGTTTTACTACCGGTGGAACACTTGGCAATGCTCAACGCAATCGTGGATATTTAATTCCAGGAGATGGAAACCTTCAAATTCGTTATCTTGAAGACATCAGAACCATTGATTTGGCTGATGTTGACGGAGGTGGTAAAAGAGGCCTTGTTCGTGCAATGCTCACCATTTGCCCACTCGCAGGAGGTAAACCACTTGGTTCAATCGTTTAATCTAGTGCTCCTCTCTCCACTAGAATGATGTGTGGGGAGGCCAGGAGTTCCCACCTGGCCTCCCATCTTTTCAATTATGCCACTCAATATTATAGTCCGAAAATATTCCAAGATGGGAGCAATCTCAGAGGATGAACAGATTGCAAGACTCCAGGAACAAGTTAATCGTGAAGCAGTATTAGAGAAGTCAACCTACAAGCAACGCCAACGAAAAATTCGTGAGGTAGGCAAAAAGGTAAATGACATAAAATCTAAACACTTCAAACATACTGGTTCAATTGATGCTCGTACATTCATGAGATGGGAGCAACAATCGCCAGGGTTTTGGAACGATGATTCAAGTAGGAATAAATTTATGAAGGACAATCCTGAGTGCCGTGTCGCAAATGATTGATGTCCGATTATCCTGTAAAAACATATACTCAGTTTGAAGAAGCATTAAAGAGTTTGATCGGAGTGTCATCGTTGTCCGATGATGACAGAAATGCACTTCGTGAATATGCCAATCGGAGATTTCGTATTGCTTACGAAAAGTATCCTTGGCCACAATTTACAATTGTTGGCGAATTGATACTTTTACTTAGCAAAAGTTTTTTTTCCTATACGAAAGGTGGCATAAACAAATTGAATTATAATGCCGATGTGGTGTTTAAAATCCACAAGCAAAATCCCAGGGAATATTCCTATACTGACGAATATTTATTCCTCCAGGACGAAGATGCTTTTGGTAATACCAGGATCACATTAATTACTGATGAAACGATTGGTAGTCCAGGAGGTAAAAAT